GAAAATAACATGAGTCAGTATCTCCATACACAATAGCTTGACCATCATGTGAATATTCACCTGCGATTGTTTCATTGATTGTACTCATCATATGCTTAACAATCTGACGACCACTCAAGGTAACACTTTGACCGATGCGCTTATCATAGAATCTGCAATGCTCATTCAACAACGCACCATATGCTGAGTTCAACAAAATTTTACGAACAAGCTGACGCTTATCAAAATATTCATATTGATCAGTGCCATAAGCTGATTTAGCTTTAGCTTGCATTTCTTTACGCTCACTATACCAGCGAGTAAGTAGTCCAGGGACTACACCCTCTTTTTCGTAAGTAAAGATAGTAGCATTAGCTGACAACATCCATGGGCGATTGCTATCAAAAATCATCTTCCAAATCTCGGCTGCACTCATCTCTACTGACCTGCCATCTTCGTAGTCTAATGTCAGTATTGTTCCGCGTTCTTGATTCATAATAGCAGTATATTCTAATACGCTAAACAAGTTTTCCCAAAGAATAGCACCAGTAACGTCCTCGTCACCCTCTTTGAATCGTTTCTTAACGCTAGCAAGTTGCTTGCCTTTGTCGTCCATATACTTGTCAGTTAATGTCTGTCGGACTTGACCGATGATGGTTTCTCCTGCCATGTTGAGGGCACGAATAACCGAGGGATAGAGCGAGTTGATGTCAACTGCTCCGACATATTCGTGCATGCCTCTTTTCGGCGTAGCAACGAAGGCACCTGCTGCTGTCGTTGTTTCTTCTGCATTTTCAATCTTTCGTTTTTTGTCTGGCACTACCAATCCACGTTCGTGGGCTTCATTAAAAATTGCCATCTCAACCATTGCTACTGAACCCATGACTGTTGGAAGCAGTACAGTGTTCTCGTGCGCCAATTGATTAGCAAGTTCTAAAAACTTAAGTTTGTTGTGAATCTTCACCAACAACATAGTATCTTGTCTGTTGTATTCAATAAACTTTTTAAAGTCTTTGTTATACAATTGATCTAGCGTACCTTCGTATTGAGTTTTGTTTTCTCCTACTTCCATTTCACCAATCGCATCTAACTTGTAGCTGTGACGGGATTCATAGTTGTATTTCTTGTAGAGTTGTAAGTAGTCCAAATGAATACGACCAACTAAGTCGTATGTTTGTTCTTCTTTACCAAACCGTTCATATGTGCGTGGTTTAGGCAGTTGACCCATCAAACAAAACTTGCGTGTATCATCTTTACTCATTACTCGGGTAACCCGATTAACCATGTAAGGTATGTCATATCCTTCTGAGTTCCAACCAGTCAATACATCAGCATCTTCAATGAGTTGAAAGAAAACATCAAACATATCCTTCTCATTGGCAAAAAGTAAACAGTTTTCAAACTCATTACAAATTTCCTGTGCTGTTTCTTTACTCATATGCTTGGGAGCAATGACCAATGTAACCAATTGATCCAGCCAATCTAGATAACAACTGATAGCGGTTACTGGATTGAACGGATCGGTTGTTGGACTAAACCCCTTAATCGGATCAAAATCAGTTTCAATGTCAAAGAAGCAAGTATGCAGATTGGGAACATCTGCCTTAAGATAGTTTTCACTAAGGCAACGAAACACCACTGGTACATCACTTTCAAATAATTTCTTACCTGAATGGATGCGTCTTTCTTTTTCAAACTCTTGTCGTTTGCGTGTGCTGAAACGATTTACGGGGTCACCGTATATACTGCGATACTTGCCCTTACGATCAGGATAATACAGTACATAGTTTGTGGAATATTCTTTGTATTGACGCTTGCCATTCTTATCCCGTTCTACTACAAAAATTTTATCTTCATCTCTGGAATGTATTGCATCCACATATGACATTATAAAGTTTTTCCCACAGTTTCCAAAATTGTCACAAGTTCTTCGTGGTCAGCAGTGGTTTGGCCAAGACTTGCTTTGTGTGCCACAGAGATTGCTTTCTTAAGTATACTAGGCTTAACTTCTAGTTCTTCACCAATAGCCTTAATAGTATCGGATAGTCCCTCACGAAGGGTATCAATCTCATGTAGGACTACCATTCCTTCATTCACCAATTGGGTTAACTTAATTTTTTGCTCACCTGTAAACATTTTTGCTGACATAAAAACTCCTTATAAAAATATAGTATACAGGCTTTGTGTAGAAAAGTCAAACATTTTGCTGATTTTCTACAATCTTTTTTACCACCGTTCTTAGCCCGGGGTTAATATGGAATGCGTGTGGTATAATATGTTGTCTGACATAGTTACGCATATATTTGGTGTCATCATTACTATTATCGTGACACCAATCAATAGATTTCTGTTTACACCAATTTGTGAATTCGGTTTTAGTTGTTGTTAGAAATGGGCGTACTACATTGTTTCTTTTTGCTGGGATAACTTTTGCCTGGCCATGCATTGATGACCAAAGATATGTTTCTACGCAGTCATCTAAGTGATGACCGGTAATAATTGGACCCAATGAATCACCAAAGCTGTCCAAGAAGTCATAGCGTTCGTTGCGCCAGTGTTCTTCTGTACTAAGTACTTTAGGTTTATCATTCTTAATCAGGCCAACCATAAGTGGAAGATTTCGTTCAGTGCAGAATTTAGCAACAAATTCAAATGCCCGTTCACTATTCTCTGTTCCATGATGGAAGAAAGCGCAAGTTACTTTATGTTTACGGGAAAGGAAATCTGTAATAGCAACAGAGTCAACCCCGCCGCTTAGTGCGACAACAACTTCTTTTGGCAACGGAAAGAGTAGTTTAAGCATCTATGCATTATAGCATAGAAATGATTTTATTGAAAGATTTCCGGGTGATCTTTGCCAAATACTTTCATATATTTTCCGGCACTCATATCAGCTAGCATTTCAATTGGACTACCTGGGTAACTATCACCTGGTTTAATCATATCCAATTCACCTTGACGGACATGAGTAAGTTCATGCAGGACCGTACGCATAATATCAACCATATTACGATTAGCAACATATACCCAAACATTATTATCATTTGTACTATGGCGACCAGTATGATGACCTTCTTGTGCTTCTTCAGTATCGTAGCTGAATTCAATTTCGGGTACTGATTGTAGATTAAGTTTTTGTGCTGCAAATTGAATGAATTTCTGCATTATTGGGTTATCTGCTAAAAAGTCTGGTTCGTCATTTTCTTCATCTAGCTTGCCCTTAACCCAGTTATCCGGTGATCGTTTGAATTTCCGCACAAATAGGTCATGTAGTGCTTTGCTAGTAATACTATGTCTACTAGCAACTTGACGCATTAATTTGTCAATCGTTGTGTAGTCATGTTTTTGCAATGACGGCAAGCGTTTTGCCAATTCATTTGTAGCGGATTCAATAATAATGTGTTCAGTGAGCATTATGTATTTATCAAAAGGTGCTCACTTTAACGAACTAAATGGGTAGCGATTCCTATTCGTTGGCCAGCAGCCGGCCACACGGCCCTAAGGGTGTTCTTACCAAGAACTTTCTTTAAGTTCTAGTGTATATTTATCAAATCGTTTTAATCTGGCCAAGAATTCATTAGATTCTTCTGTTGATATTCCAGTAAGTTGTAATATAATTCTGTCACTATTTCCTGCGTTTGCACTAGCATAAGAAGTATTATGCCAATCAATTCCATACACTTCCCCTGCTTTCCAGTTGGTATGATTAACATCATCAAAGCAATAAAAATGCCCTGGTACCCAATCTGTTAAATGAATACAGATTCTTTTAACAGTGAAAGGTTGATCCAAATTATAATGTTCTAAATTATCTTTAATAAAAGTAGAGACTTGATTTGGCTTTTGTCTATCTAAATTAATATTGCAATTTCTAAGTTTGATTAGATTGCTTAGTTGTTGAAGTAAAGTATCATTGATATTACTCCAATCACCGATAAATGTACCTAATTTTGTGATGTTCATACTGATATTTAGTGTGAACTATTAATGTTAATATTAAACCTTAATTACACCAACTAGTTTTAGCTTCACCATAGTATTCTCGGGCAAAACCTTGACTAATTAACATTTGTCTAAGACTTTGTCCATTTAATATTACATCACCCAACACACGCCCGCCATACTTGTCCCAATCCATGAGAACAATTTGTCTTTTAGTTGCTACTTCAATTGCATGTTTAGTGAAGGCAGTTGCTGCTTGACCTCGTTGCTCCTCACTAGGACATTTTGCCCTGAAACCTTTTTCCGGTGTATCAACACCAAACACACGAATACTTAATTCTTTCTTTAATGGATCAGGTAAGAACGGTGCGTGAAAGGCTACCGTATCACCATCAATAACCCTAGTTATTACAGCATCATATGTTACACCTTCTTTTTGTTTTTGTGCTAATACAACACTAGATAGTATTGTCAATGCTAATAATATTATTATTTTTTTCATGTTGATTTAATGCGTTTCTTGTAATCTATAAAGTTTGCGTGTCTATCTTCTAATCCTGATAGTGAAGAATTAATTTTCTTAGTAACTGCGGCAGTATCATCAAAGTTATTTATCCCCGGTTTAACTCTTGTGTTCCAATACCACAGTGCTACCTTTAACGCTATGTCAGGCCTTGCTGCAAGTTCAGGTTGTTTGAGTAAGTTTATCTTCAAGGCGTCACCTGCCATACGATAGTTGTCACGACCGGTCAATTGAATATATCCTCTGCCGTGATATCTAGCACCATCTCCCACTTGTTTATTACCAAGTATCTTAGCAGTTCTGGGTGAATGTTTAACATCGTATTTTTTAGCAAAATAATCTTTTACCTTTGGTTGTGGCTTTTCTTGTAACCTACTAAAATTCCAAGTTTCATGTTTCGTCTGAGCTAAAAATTGTGCTAATTCTGATCCCTTCATTCCTTCTTTTTTTGCAGTTTGATATAAAACATTTTCTGCTTGTGTATCTACTGTGGGAGATGCTGCTTTAACTACGGGTGTTGCTGCTTTAACTTGTACTTCAGGAGCAGCATCGGGTTGAGTTATTTTAGATATTTTAGCTGTTCTAACTGGTTCTACCGGAGAATTATATTGATTAGCAGCACCTAATGCTCCCAATGCCATAGCACCACCAGCGACCCAGTTCTTCCAATCTTCTTCTAAATCATCTAGTTCAACTAATTGTCTATATGGCTCATCACCGGTCCATCTTGAACCCTGATCCATTGCTTCGCCGACTGCTGGATCCCACTTCATGCTCTTACTACCCTTGTGTATAGGAGCGAAGCCTTGCCCCTTGTAGAACTTTGTTAGTTTACTTTGACTTACTTGACCGTGTTGCCAAGGGAACAATGTTAGTGCAATTCCATCTGCTTGTGCCATGGCTTGCAATTCTTTCATTGCGCGTGAGCCGACCCCTTGACGTAGTGGATATGCTTGAAACCATTTTACTTCTACTGCACCTCGTTTGCTGAAACTTGGGGTTAGTTCAAACATTGCAAGCTGCTGAGTGTCACCTTCGCCCCACATCATTACATGATTATTTTTAAAGATAGTTGGATACTTTTGATAGACCTTTTCAATCCAAGCCTTTGCGGCATCGTTGTTGCTTATTTTGATTGGTTCATCTTCCTTCATTAATTTACTAATGCGAGGCTTGAATAACTGTACTTCACCTTTGTTAGTTTTTAGTACAGGTTGATTGTGCTTGTCTTTAGTAAAGCCTTTAATCTCTGCTGGACTATTCTTAAATTTACCCTTGAGGATTTTATCACCAACTGATAACTTGGGCGGTTGATATGAGGCAGTCTCATTAATAAATTCAATTGCTCTCATTACTCACGGGCTTTTTTAAGTGTAGCACGAATCATCCATGCTTTCTTGGCATATAAGTCTTGTAGTTCAGCTAGATAATTGGCAATTCCCTGTGCTTTTTCTTCTGTTGCAATGTCAAATAATTCAGTTACTAACTTAATCATTTTTTCACAATCAACTAGTAGTTCTTCAAGCATTAATTCAGCACGAGGAATTTTATGTTGTTCTTCAATGATACTCAATTCAAGCATTCTGCCTAAGCTGCCTGGAGAATAACTGCCTAAAGTTCTGATATATTCGGCAATAGTATCAATAGTTCCATAGATTTCATCATACATTTTATTTAAAAATTTATGATATTGCGGGAAATTGCTTCCTTCGATATTCCAGTGAAATCCGTGAGTTTTTGTATACAGTACAAATGTACTGCCCAATAGTGTTTTTAAGTTATCTGATAACATTATTATCCTTTAGTTTTCTTTGTGTTGACATTGATGGCTTTACCACTACGCTCTGGATTGGGATCTTCTCTGCGTTTTCTTGCTGCTGCACTTGCACGACCCTTTTTACCTAAACTGTGTGCTTTACTTTGAGGCAAACATTTTGGTTTACCTTCTCCCGGCTCTCTTGCACATGGACCCTTGATATTACCTTTGGTATCCATGCGAACCCACTTTTCTTTATTAAACCAATCATGTAAACTTTCATCCGTTTGATTTATGCCTTCTAGTATAGAACTTTCATTCTTACTACTATTACCCCAATTACTTGCACCTTTTTTACGACATTTGACTAATGCACCGCTAGCATAGGCACTTGGCCATACTTTATAACGGCTTTTTACTTTATAGTAGCAAGCATCTTTCTTTTCATTCATTATCATTTCACTGAACATTGGTCCATTACAGTGTGGGCAACTATGTTGTTCCTCCGCCACACCTTGTTCTTTTTGACCTTGCTGTTGCGCCCATTGAGCAATTTTTCCAAAGAGTGTATCAGGAACACCGAGGTCTGTAGCAGCCTTTGGATCGCTAATATCAACTACGTTAATAGTTCTATCAGCAAGTGGACCGCTTGATTGAATAGGGCCACCTGATGCAATCGTTGCGGCACCTGTGTATTTTTTTTCTGGATCATTTAGTCTTTGATCTAATCCCAATTGTTTAGCAACATTAGGAGCCACTGGTTTTATGTCAATAAATGATGCTGAGTTACTTGCAGTAGATAAATTTTGGTTGCGGCGCCAACTGGCTGCAACGTATGTGCCATTGGCTAATCTAACATAAGCTCTCACTGGAGCAAAGATATCTAATTCATTTAACTTGTCCTCCGACACACCTTGTTCGGTTGTTAGTGTACCAGTGCGTCTTTGTCCGGAACCTTTGAACATATCATTTGTTTCTTCATATGTTCCTGGATAAGGTATACCAACTGATTCTTTCTTAACATCATTTGCAAATTGTTTATTAGTTGCTTTTACAATGCCACTAAAACGCTTGTTGCCACGAGCAAAATCTTTTTCTTTATCTGCTTTACTGGCATCGGCTGCGGCAGCAGTTTTGTATTGTGCTAACTTTTCGTTAGATAGTTCTGTTAAAAAATCTGATGGTTTCATATTATTTCTTATTCTTGTTATCTAACATGCCGCGTTTGTTAGCAGTTGCCCAAGCAATGTTCTTAGCGACTTTCTTTGACTTGCCTGCCTTTTCTTCACTCTTTTCAATATGACTAACCATACGATCTACTTTGGCACCTTCACTAACTTTTTTCTTAGCAGCATCCCATGCAGCATCAGTCTTTACATTGTATTCTTTACCACCGGCGCCAATATCAGCAATTTCGTCCTTGTCGAAATTTGGATATCTGGACCAGCGGGTGGAAGGTGTGTATCCTTTACGGCATAATTTCATCTCTGCGTTAGCTTGTTTGTCTGACATATAGGGACTTGGAGAGCTGCCTTCCGCCACATCTTTCTCTGGTTCTGTTGGTTTGGGTTTCTTTCTGGGACTATCTAACCAAGGATACTTGGAGCCTTCCGCTACATCTTGTGTTGCATACTTGGCGTACACCTTGCTATTTTCACCATAGCCATGTCTCCTAGCCATTTGTTGTAATTGCGCTTGGGTCTTGCCTTTGAAGTATTCTTTCTTTTCAGCATCGGTCATCAGGCGAATTTTTTCTTTGACACGAATTACTGATGCTGGCATAGCACCTTCTGCTATATTTTTATCTTGTAACCGTTTTTCTGCACGATTCAATCCAACACTTCTCATTGAAAATTTATGACCTGCTTTATTTGCAGATTTTGGGTCATTGTCTCTTATACCTTTACCAATAGTGGTAAATTGTTTATCTTGATCTTTCTCCGCTTTGTCATAGTAAGAAGTAACAGTGTCTCTATTCAATTCATCTAACTGGCCTTCTGACACACCTTGCTCCGGAGGTATAAAGTCTTCCAAATCCATACTAGAAAATCCTATAAAATCGTTTTGACTTCCGTGTGCCGCATTTTGTTTAATTTCTTGTACATACCGATCGGCACCTTCTGACAGATCACCGGCATCAAGTCCATCAATTGGATACATTACATATTGTTTATCTCCACGATGAAACGACACTGCATAGGAGTTACTGTCGGCCACGGCATAAATTTCAATAATGTATTTTCCGTCGTCGCTTTCAAAGTCTTCCTGAAAGAAAAATCTATCTCCCTGACCGTCTTTACGCTCAGGTGGTGCTAACTCGTTCAATCCTTTCGAGCCTTTCGCCACACCTTGCTCATTAAATCTTGTATCATGTTTCATTGCAAGTGCATCATTTGTCCGCGGATCGTCAATGAACTTTAATTCGTAATCAGGATGCTTCATTATCTGTTGATTGATATCATATGCTTTAGTGTGATGCTGCTGAGCCTTTTCTTTGTTACCTCTCTTTAGATATGTTCTTGACAAGTAAGTGTGATGTTGATATTTTGATTTCAAATCATCTAATGATTCATTAAAGCCTTCCGCCACACCTTGCTCTGTATGACTTAAAATATTATTTTTAGGAACACGATATTTTGCCACAGTCTTTTCGGTGTTTCTTGGGCTTGGATCAACTGATTTAACAATAAGATGCCCGTCTTTCCAACCAACTATGGTGCCTTCAATTTCAGGATAATGATTGCTGTGATACCAAGTAATCTTATCACCGGGATCGTAACCTTCCGCCACATCTTTCTCTGGTTCTGGTTTCTTTCTGGGACTATCTAACCAAGGATACTTGGAGCCTTCTGACACACCTTTCTCTGGTTCTGTTGGTTTGGGGTTGGGGTTCTTTCTGGGATTATCTAACCAAGGATACTTGGAGCCTTCCTCCACATCTTTTGGTGTTACTCTATCGATACCTTTTTCTCTCCGTGAAATCATGCGTTGAGCAATGTCTTTATATTCACCTTTTTTAGCATCTGGGGTAAGTCCTTTAACTTGTGCTTTTGCTTTTTCTAAATAACTTGCTTTAGTAGCATCTC